CATAATGTATTTTCTCTTGAAATAATTTACTTTTTTCCTCGGGGTCAGTTGAATTGTTATATTTTACTATAGCATCCTCTGTCTGTTGTGTAAAGTAGTAATTATCCTTATTTGCTAGTTTTGCCATAATCCTCTGGTAGGCGATAGGCGTTTATTATGTCTTGGATTTCCTTCATAAAATTAAAAAAAACTCCCACTTCATCGTCCGACCTAAATGCACCTTTTTCATCTAATTGTTCAACGTATATTTTTGATTCTTGTATAAGATACGAAACATTCCTTAGATATGCTACCTGGGATTCTATGATCTGTTCTTGTTTAACTACTTTGCGATTTAGGTTAAATACTACATATCCTAACCCTGCTACTATAACTGATAATATTGCTACTAATACTCCCATCTTCTATAATACTTCTTTAACTAAATTCATTAAACCTTCTGAAGAGTTGACTCTTTTACCTGTCGATGTAGATGTCTTTTCTACTTTAGGTTGTTGTACTCCTCCTGACTGTACCCATCTATCATATTCTATTTTACTAGCTAAGAAATCTGCTTGGTGTAGTATGTATACTAAGTTTGTTCTTAATTTAGAATCTGGATTGAATGAAATATAATAAGGCTTGTTAACATCATCGTATAATCCATCATGCAATTTAATTGCTAGATACTCTTTCTCTGAGACTGCTATTCCGTATTGCTGTAATGTAAATAGAGATCTGTCCTGGATTAGCATGTAGGATAATTGTTTATTGTGAGTGTACACCTCTCCTAGTTTATCCTTTCTCCAGGCATCTGTTTGAGGTAGGTAATAAGGAGTACCTTGTGACCCTATTTTACCTAAATCATGATTAAGGGCTGAGAATACTAATTCTTCGTCTGTAAAATCTATAAAAGCTCCCATTTCAAACCACAATGCTTTAGTCTTTAAAGCACAATGAACTACTCTATTAACATGCTCTATATACCCTCCTGGGAAGGCATTGTGATACGAAGGTTTTCCTGAGGCAGGTGCTGTTACCATATCCTCAGCTAGAGATAAGTATAGTTGAGTTAATTTATCCTTACGATCACCAGTAATAAAAGTATCAACTATTTTTAAATGCTTATCCCAGTTGGCTTGTATTTGCTCTGCTAATAATTGCATTAGTCTTGGTGTTCAGTATTTAATAAAGTTCTTAAATCACTTATCTTCTCTAAAAGCTCTTCTACCTTTGCATATGCTACATCTAATTCATTTCTATGAACATGGTATCCCATTTTCTTTACCTCTGCTTCAAATCTTTCTAATTTCTGTACAAATAAATCTTTGTTTCTCATTTTTTTATTATTTAATTTTTTATTAATTCTTTTTTTTATAAAAGCCTATAGGAAGAAGTTACCGATTTTTTTTTTAAGAAACAACACCTAAAGTTCAAATACTATTTTCAATTATTTTTTACAAAAACATTAACCCGCGCATTATTTTAATATATAACAGGATTCCCTATTTGGAACATTGCACCTAACTCCCTCACTTTATCGAACGCTGTTAATACGTCTACTTGAAAAAATTCTCTTTGGTTACCTAAATCACTACTAACCCTTCTATGCGTGAATGCTTTGTGCACACTTTGCTCTACTTTTAAAGCACAACCTTTTTTAACAGGGAGAGCAAACTTTGCAACCCACTCATGCACCGTGCCTGTGGCGTTTATTGATGTGACTCTGCGATTAACATCGTGAATTGTCATTCCTATCTTAACTAGGTCAGGATACCCCGCATTTACTAAGACATATACATATTCTATATCATCAACAACTTTACTGGCGATTACAGTATTTTCAATACCATGTACATACCTCCAGCTATATGTTTGTGTTTGTTGATCAACCAATCCCTCATTAATCTCGATTAAGTATTTAGCATTGTAGTAAGAAGGGATTCTTTCTGGAGATATATGTGGAGCTCTTGTTTGTAGTTGTGTGAAATTGTTCTTCCACACACTGTGCAGTGTAGTTGAATTATCCGATGAATTATCGATAATGGTAATTATCCCTGCCTCGTGTAGCACGATTGCTTGATCGAGTGTGATTTTTTGTTGGTACATAACTATATTTTTTTTGAATTAGTTATACTAACTCATTTAAAAATTCAGTAAGCATTCTGCCTACTACGTAAGGCCAAAAAATAATAACTGCTACTATTTCTAGTAATGTAGATGGTTGAGCAACTTTAACTACTCTAATAACAATATCAATTAATGCTGCAGTTACAAGTCCTACTACTAAGTAATTTTGTACGATGTTTAAAAATAAATCTAACATAACCTTTTTGTTTTTAAATTATACATAAATATAAGGATTAAATTGTATGTATGCAACTTTTTTCACTAAAAAAATTAAAATATTTACTTAAAATACTGCAGTATTCATAGTATTCGTGCTTTTCAAATACACTAATCATCATACGTAATGCACCTAGTATCTGTTCAACGGTAAACTGCTGATTTATAATAAATAGTGTGTCTGTGGCGATATTATGTATTGGTTCGACATATTGCATAGTTGACGTGAAATACTTTATACAGACACTGTCTCTATGGCGTAGATACTGCTCACCTAGCCTTACCGTATGTAAGGTGTCTAATATTTGGTAATTTTCAACTGCTTTTATCATTGTACCAAATCGAACTACTGGATCTTGTAGTACATCTAGTGATTGGTGCTGTGCGTATACCTGCTCATCGGTTACCTCAAATAATGCAAATATGTTAGTGGAGTTTAGTTTCTTCATCTTATATAAATATATAACTTTGCTATAACAAAAAAATTTGCAAAAAAATTTTTTGAAACCTGTGTTGCAAACCACCAAAAAGTATAGTATATTATCTATATACAAAAACGGTAGTATAGTACAATACATGAGGTAGGTTAGGGATATAGGTGGTAACTCGTGCTTGAAGTGAAGCAGCTATATCGACATAAGAGGGAGGACACCTGGAGAGTAGTTGAGGAGACCTCTCTATCTGTAACAGGGTAGGGGTAGTGGTCTAGGTACACTTTCAAACAACATCCTTCTTAAAAATATATAGTATATATAAGTATATATCCCCATACCTCAATTTTTATCAGAAATACACAATTATATGTGTGTCGGGAAAACCGACTGTGAAACCGTTGCATGAAATAAACGATCAACTTTATTTCAAATTGCTCTCACAGTGACATCACAATGACCTCGGTTACAAAATTTTGAAAAAACAAAAGAGGCCTAAGCCTCTTGTTTAAATTCTACCAAACTTTCAAATCGATACGTTACTACAACCTTCTTACCCATCACATAAGTAAATCCAGAAAAACTTACTCTACCTATTCTATCTACGTTACATTCGTAATCATTTAGGATTACTCTATCATCTATAGAAGATCTTGATTGTCTTGAGATGTGACCTGCCTTTGCACTTCCTTCATAGTTGTAAGTTGATTCTCCTTTGTACTTTGCTGGTCCGATTGTAAACTGTACTCCGTTTAAAAATTGTTCTCTTGTCATAATGTTATCTTGTTTTAATTATTGATACCTAAAGATAGTGAAAAAAAGAAAGCGAGACAACAGTCTCGCTCATTTATTTTATGATACTTCTTGTAAGTGTTCTTGTACATTCTCTAATGCAATCTTGTAACCAAAGTTGATTGCCATCTGCATTAGTAATATATCCATTGAACCATTATTGGCTTTTGCGAATGCCTCAAGATCTTCTCTTGTGTTTGGAGTTGCCACAATACCTCTGTTCAACATTTTAAACTGCTCTTCGAAAAACTTTTCCATGATGTTATATGTTTTAATTATTAATAATGACTAAAGATACAAAGAAGCCTCCGAAGAGGCAACTTTTTTTACAATTCATTTTCCTCTGAAGTTTCTGCTCTTTCAATCTCAACTACATCATCTTCTTCAACTTCTGCTTCTCCAAAGTCCATGAAGTTATTTTCTAATGCCTCTCTAATCTCGTCAGTACAAAATCCTACTCCCGTACATTCTATTCTATTGTCGTAAGAGAGTTCAAACTCAGCATCATCTAAACATACTATATTATCTTGATTATTTTCAATCCAATCAATAGTTTTATCAATCGCACGTCCAATATCGTACGGAGTAATTTTTCTACTTGATCCTTCTTCAATTGAATTGATAAGATTGATAACATCTTCTTTAGTGAAGATTGAACTAACTGAATTCTCAACTGATTGTAATACTAATTCTTTTTTCATGATTTGTTGTTTTAATTATTAATACTTAAAGATACTCTTTTTTTACTTTGTGTGCAACTTTTTTACTAATTATTTTTAAAATCTTTTGTACATCTTTGACTAACATAAACATCCATTCCAGCCAAACGATGCTCGTTCAAAAGTCTTATTAATTCTTTTCTGAAATCGCTGTAGAAGATAAAATCTTTCTGATCCAAACAATCTACTGTTTCAACTCCGTAATTTGATTTGTAGTTTAAATACCTCATGATGTATATGTTTTAATTATTAACTCTTCCTACTAACTTATTGTCTTGTTCTACTTTCTCCTTCAATAGATCTGAAGTGTCAGTGTAAGGATTATTCATTACTA